TCATCATCAAAATCATAATTAGAATATGTAAATTCATCATATTCTGGTTTTATACTTAATATATTACTATCGGTATGAATTATATTAAAATTATTATCAGTTTTACCTATTTTATAATTGTCACTTTGGTTATTTGTTGTTATATTTAAATAAGAATTAGTTGAACTACTTTGTAATGCGATAATATTTGAATAACCCTGGTTTACTTTATTACCAAAGATCACACTTGTATATGTATTTTTATCATCAAAAGCATCTGTATTTATAAGAATACTGTAGGCGCTTTCTGTATTAATATACAAATGGTCACTTGTAATATTTATTGAATTAAAATTTTCATTACAAAATATTAATGATTCATAATCATATAATTTACCTGTACATTCTATATTCTTAACAGATAATGTATCTATTGTTAATTTACTTTCATTAGTTATATTTAATATTTCTTTTAGTGTTGTATCATCTTGATAATTTATATTAAAATTACTATTATATCCGGTTATATAATAACTTTTATTATCATTTTGATCAGTTGTTAATTTTATATGAGCTTGCGGTTCTATTATAGCTATAGGCACATTACAAGTTTTATCAATAGTATAATAGTTTAATGTTATACTATTAAAACTATATGTATAATCAGTTTCATCTATATTACAAGTATAAGTTAGATCAATTATTTCATCAAGTGCTACATTTGATCTATACTCTTCATTTATGAAATTAATCTCATATACATCATTGCCTTTTGACTTTATTTCTAATACGGTTTCTATTCCTGATATAATATTCGTAGTAATAGTATAATCTATAGCTAAATTAACATCCGCTTTAAAATCATAATTACAATTTTCAGGATGATACACTCTAAAATCTATATTACATATAGTATAATTACTTAATAGTTCAGGTGATTCATCAATACCATTTAAATATATTTCATAATTTGATGCGGTAATATTAGAAATTATTAAATTATTTAAAGAATATATTGTTTCTACATTTACAATTGCATTAGGATGGTCCTCATTAGATGCTTCATAAATATTTGACTCTAAATTAACATTTGTTAATATTGAATATTTATTACTTAAATAATTATTTAAATATTCTAAATTAATATTAATATTTAATATAAAATTTGATTCGTTATTATAATTTACATCATCAATAGATACATTGTAAATATTTGAATATTCGTTGATGCTATTTATATCATCATTACCTGTAAAATTACAATTATAAAATGTTTGTTGTATTAATATATTAGAACTGCTTTTAATATTCGATGTTGTGTGATTTATTATAGTTTCATTTAAATTAAATGTTATTGAATTAGTACCGGGTGCTAGTTCTAGATCTTTAATTTGATCAGTATCAATGTAATACTTTTTAGTATTAGCATTAGTTATAATATTATTTTTAATAGTAATACCACAAATATTACTATTACTAATATCTAAAGATGCTGAAGGATCTTCAACATTAATACCAAAACCATTATCAGTAAATGTAAGATGTTTATTATTATTATGTGTTATCTTAAACTTTTCGTCAGTATCAATATTCCATTCGCTATCTTGCGTTTTTAATTTAATATTAATTGGATCATTAGCTGTTGTTTCCAATAACAGTAAAGAATGTTTACTATTATCAAAAATATGAAAAAAAGCATTACTATCATCAGTATTATTAACAGATGATAAAGTTGTATGTATTTCCCTATCTTTTTCTGTTATTTTAAAAGGTGTTTTTTTATCACCATTGTTATATTTAAAATCAATACCAAATTCACCTTTATTACTAAAATATTTATAATATAAATCAGCATAGTTTTTGTTAACCCAATAATCATTTATATCTGTAGTTTTACTATCTAAAATAGCTAAACGAATACTTGATTTTACATTTCTATTGTTATCTAAATTATCTAAATTAGCATTGGTTGCTTTCAATGCTAATAAGGGTGGTTGGGTATTATTATTTGTAAATTCTTTAACAGGCATAACAATATTAACATTAGCATCAAATTGTGTAGTTCCCGAACTAGCTGAGTGTTGTTTATGCTGTATAGAGTAATTTGATAAATAGTTTGTAAATCCTGGTTCATCTACAGGATTATTTTCATCATAATTAGCAGAATGATAAGTTCCTATAAACATTGAAGAACCAGGTGCTACCAAATTAATTATTCTACTTGCAGATGACATTGATATATCATTTTGTTGTACTATATTTGGAAAAGAAGGATCAGTTAATATACTTGCATTTGAAAGTATTGTACTTAAATCAATGTTATTTGATGAAAATACAGCACCATTTAATCTATATGTTCCTCCTATTACATCAATATCACCTTTAACTTCTACATTATTGTTTAATATTATTTTATTATCTCCATTACCATCACCTATTTCAATATTATTTATACCATCTGTTCCAGAACTATAACTAGTTTTTATCAAATTAAAAGCATTATTTTCATTATTACGATAACCTATTTCAAAACTATCAGGATCGTGTTTATTATGTATATACCAACCGGTATAAGGATCATCTTTGTATCTTGTAAATTCTATACCAGTATAAGGATCTGGATTGTTGCCTTGAGACCATTTATTTGATTTTAATAATCTTATGATAGTATTATTTTTTTCAATATTTAAACTATTTTGTAATAACATTGCGGTATTATCAATGCTTTTATTCCCAAGATCTTCACCCATAAATATACATCCTACTTCAGAATGTAAATAATGATGGTTGTTGTGTGGTATTTTATTAAAATTAAATAATTCTTTATCACCTTTAAATATTTTATTAATTGTTAATTTATCTTCAATTTCTACTTTAGATTTAATTACTAACCTTTTGTTTTTTTCTAATTTTATATGGTCATCGTAATCTAAAAAGTTTGCTATTAATTTAGGTTCTCCTAAATATCTCTTATAATAATTGGTTGATATTGTATCACCATTTACATCTAAAGCTTTTGTAGGATTTCTAGTATTAATACCTACATTGGTAGTATTTGCTTTTAAAAATAAATTAGGACCATATACACCTGCGTTTAATTCTATATTATGATCTTTTATATTATTTGTTTTTATTGTAAAAGTTTCTTTATTAGTTATATTATGTCCAATTTGAACTTTGTAATCTTCTTCATAAATAACTATTTCTGGATTATTACTATTATTATTGCGAATTGATAACATTGCACCATTTGTAGTATCAGTTCCAATACTGAATAAACCATTTGGAATTGAAACATCATTGTTGTTTGTATTTACCGTTAAACCATCATTTACACTGTAAATTAATATTCGACTATCATTCTCTATATTACTTGTATCATAGTTAGTTACAAAATTAAGTAATTGACGATTTACTGCTTGATCTTTTAGTATGTTTTTATATTCAAATTGATCTAGGATATAAACTAAATTACTTGTTAATTTAGAATGTCCATTTATATCAATATGTTCTGCTATTTTGCTTACGCAAGTATCAAATGATAATAAATTACTAGATGGAATACTATCTTTTAGAGGTATTAATGCACTATTTAAATGATTCTTAAAAGCGTCAAAGTTTTTAATATAATCCGTAGTAATACTATTAAACCCTTGTGTTATTAAAGTATTGCTATAATCGTCTAATATTTCATTGCTATCATATATTTCTAGTTGTAAATTATATTTAAAATTACTTTCAAGATCATAAGTATATTGATAAGGATTTAATCCATTTTCATATATCCTATTAATTATTTCTTCTGCTGTATATTCATTACCAAAAACAATATTTGATAAATGTATTCTATATTTATCATTAATTTCTATTTCAGCATTACTAATAGTAGGATATATAGAAGTTAAATCACCTGTATCATCACTATAATATTGTTCAATATATAAATTACAAAAACCTGATATATTTATATTACTTATTATATTACTGGTTATATTACAATCTTCATCTAATGTTGCTATATCATACAAAAGATTTGAAAGATTTTCATAATCTATTTTAAGATTTGAACTATCTTTAATATAATACTGTAAGGTTTCATTCGATCCTTCATAATATAAAATATCATATATATTTGAAGTTATTTCGGTAATATTACAAAGTTCATCTGTGTCAATAAAATTATTTGATAGATCATTAAATACATTTACATTATGATTACTTATTACAGGGTGATTTAAATCAATATCAGATCCTGTGTTTATAAATTTATAATAAAGATTACTTTCAACTTCTACATTGTTATAATACTCTATAGTATCTATACTATATAAAGCATTAGAAGTGTCATTAATAAGTTCAATACGTGTTGAATCACTAATACCAGTAATATGTTTTATTAAACCTATATTACTTAAATTGGATTCAATAGAATCTTTTATTTCAGCTTCGTTATAAAAATATTCTTCTAACAAATTAGCTTGTATTGTATGGTTAGAATACAATATAGTTTTTACGTCTATCGTCTTAATGTCTAATTGTTGGCTGTTTTTATAAAAATGATCAGATACTTCAATTATTTTAGCATCAATTTTATCTGTTTTAATTTCAGTAATATTTCCTATTTTAGAACTTAAATTACTAGTATCAATATTACAATTAACTATCAAATTTGAATTAAAACCAAAATTACCTTCAAATATTCCTGGTTTTATATTAGATGTATTAAAATTTTGTGTAGTTTTTTTAAAATATATATCATCTAAATGACTTGGTTTATCTGTAGTATGATCATATACAAATAATTCTTTTATATATCCATAACCTTCCACATTTAATTTAGTTATTTCTTCGTTATGGTGGTATGTTAAGATCTTTGCATTTGAACTATTTATATTAACAGAATTACTAGTATCTATTTGTAATGTAGGAATAGTGGTATAATTAGGAAAATCAACCGCATTGTTATATAAATTATCTATATTACAATTATGTGTTGAAATATAAAATTCTAAAGCTTTTCCTGGATTAGTTATTATTGTCGCAGGTGATTTATAATCACTACCTAAAATACCGATTAATAATTCAGATTGGTTATTTTTATTATCATCCGCATTATTACCTATTGCGAGTTGCGCATTATACGCAGAATATACAGCACTGCGATTAATAGTAAGCGGATGCAAATTACAACGAACTTTTTCTGAATGCGAGTTATCCAAAATGTTAATATTATTATGTGTAAAATAATTTAAATGTTCTTCATATAATGGATCGTTATATGCTTCAAATGGTCCCGTATTTGAATTAATATTATCGATTAATAAAGCTATATTAGAATTACTTATATCTGTGTCCAATATATTTATTGTTCTTGCTGTTAAAGATCCTGTAAAATATGCATTACCGTCAGCATATAAAGCATAATTTTTAGATTCTTGTTCTTGTGCATTTTCTCTAGTTGTATTCAAGAATAACCCATCATCTAAAACAATCATACTAAACCTTGAACCATTTTGATGCACTAAGAATCTTTCATTTTCTTTTTGTTCTAATATATCATTTGTATTAATTGCTAAATAATCAAACTTAATTGAAGTATATTCAATAGTATTTACATCTTGAAAAATAATACTAGACATTTCTTATATTTAAGAAATATGTAAAAATAATCTTTTATTTACTTTTTGTTAGTTGCTTTAGCTTTAGATGCTTTAGCTTTAGGCATTTTAGCTTTAGAACTTTTAGCTACTTTAGATGTTTTACCACCAGCAAAACTAGAACCAGTATAATTTAGAGCGCATTGACTAGTTGCTACATTTGCTTTATATGGTTGTATATCCATTTTAGCTCCTGCATCAATAATAGAATTATAAGTACTCATATTTTATTTTAAGGTAACATATATTTTATTGTTCTATAATTAGCTGGTACTGTTTCATAATCAGTTAATATTATTTCATTATTACTATTTCTTTTAACACCTAAAATATCATTATAATATTTTATCCTAAAATGATTTATAAGCTTATCTAATCTTTTAATATTTTTAGGTTTTAAGTTTTCAACATATAATGAATAACATAATTCTAATATATTTGTATAAATATCGTGAAGGTAATCATAATATTTATCTGGATGTTTTTTATTTAATATTTTTTTAAACTCTTTTATATGGTTTGTTAAAATTATATATCTTTCTTTATCTATTTTATTTATAAATAATATCTTATCATAATCATTTGGTTCTTTATACCTTAAATATAAAAATATACATACACATATAATAAAAATTATAAGTATCATTTATAATACACTTACTATATATATTATAAATGATATTAAGATTATTAATACACCGAGTTGTATTCTATACTTTGGATTTAATATAATAACACTTAATTTTTTTATTAGATTTTCATCCATTTTGTTATCGGTTAATGCATTTCCTATTTCATCAATTAATTTTATAACATATTCCATAAATTTTAAATATACTCGTTCCATTTATTATATTATCTCCATTAAATCTACAGTTGTAATCATATGCCTTCTACAACAATAGCGATTTAATCCTAAATCATCTAGCACTTCTTTGTTATCTTTATTTGGTTTTTTTATTTCTTCGATATAAGTTTCATATTTATCACCAACAACTTTATTACACGAAAAACAACGAATAGGAATTAACATTTTTACTATTGTATTATAAAATAATCATTTTTTATGTAGATATAATTTAAATAATGAGCAATCAACAAACTATTAGACAATTATTAACACTTGATAATAGAATTAAACAA